GACGTTTCCTCCGCCACCGAGGTCCAGACTCTCTATGGCACCTAAAATTTTAGTGGCGGTTTCATCTATGTTTGTTACTAACTCCAGTAATTTATTATCCGGGGTCGAAGCGTCGCTGCCTGAATCTGCACCATCAAAAATACTGCTCTGTGGAGTTTTTCTTCCATTCGGAGTAGCCTTTGAAGTACCTTCAACATCTACATCTCTATTACTTGTTTTTTCCTTGCGATCATAGCTAGCCCCTATGTTCCCTCGTTCATCTCCTACTGCCCCCTCTATTTTTTTTTGTGCCTTCTCTGTTTTTTCTCGTACTCGTTTTTGCTCTCGCTTTTCCTCTAGAACCTCCTCAATTGTTTTAGGTTCAGCTGGTGCATCGGCTGTGTCTAAGCCAAATGTTGCTCTGGCATCTTTCTTTACTGCACTTGCAAATGCTTTGAGTGAACTCCCCCCAGCAGCTTTTTTAGATTCGGGAGTTATTCCCATCATACCAGCAAGGAGTTCTTTAATTGAAGTTGGTCCTTTAGGTTCTTTAGGCGCATCTGCGGCTGACTTGTCAATTGCTGCTTGCCCTTCTCCTTTAAGCTCTGCAATAGCTTCTATTAATGCTTTTTGTTTTTTGGGGTCGTTGGTATTTTCTAATTCTTTTTCAAGTTTTAAAATAGCAGATGTTATTGACTCAATGACCTTACTATTCTTTTTTTCTAGTTCTCTAAGGGATGTAGGTATTTCTTTTAACTCGTCTAATATATCAAGAAAGACATCTTCTAAATTTTTATCAGATCCTAGTGTAGCCGCAGTGAATCCATCTAAAGTAACGGCAATTTTAGCAATGGACGCAGCGGTCTGTAGATTTGCATCTGATTCTTTTTCCGTGTCTACAGATTCTCCGTCATTAAGAATTGAACGACGAATACCTTTAGCCATGTCTGATTTATTTTTCTTAGCCATTGTCTACCTATTTTTGTTCATTGTTTTTCTTTTCGATATATTGTAATAACATTGAAATGTAAATCTCTCTTTCCCATGGCATCATATTTTCAATTTCTGTTAGTGAATATTTGTGTATTTGCATTAACAAGAAATTTATTTTATAAAAATTCTCCATCGTATCATGAGAAAGAGCTATTCGAAAAAATTTGTTATACTGTCCATTATTATAATATTTTCTTTCTCACATTTCTCACACACAAAATCAATCTTTTTGGTTAATATTGGCATATTAACAAAGAATTGTTCAAATTTTTCAAATTGATCGGGAGTGAGATTGTCAATGAATGTGCGAACCTCATCATATGTTTCTTTTGTATTCACAAACATCTCATCGTCCGTGTATATTTTTTTGATGCATTCAACAACAACATCATATACAGCATCATCATTGGAAGTTTCAAATAATGAGATATAGTGTTGTATTTTAGGATACGATAATTCAACTTTTACTATATTGTCAACATCAATTAAAGTTTTTGTTTTTGATGTTGTGTTCACGGTAAAATCAGTAATAGAAATAGTAGAAGGGTGCTTATGGCTGCACTCACCACACACTAAAAATAACTCAATTTCCTCACCAACAGACTTTCCCCGAATTTGTAAGAATGCATATTGTGTATCTGCTAAGCAATAATCATCAACCTTCATTTTATTAAATGTGCATGTGTCTACTGTGTCGGCAATAGCAATAATAGATGCTTCTAACGTATCAGTTTCTTTTGCCAACAGTAATATTTTTTCTTCTTTTACTAAAAATGGTCGAAACTCAATGGTCTCACCAGACACGGGAAGTGTCATGGTAAATGTGGGGACCTTCACTACAGGTATATTCATGGTGTTCTCCTAAAATAATATGATGTTAACCGCGCTTTCCAATTCGTAATGCTGATGCCTTTAAATCTTTTCCTAAACTACTCAGAGTAGCATCCTTGGGTATTTTATCTGTGTATTTCTTACCAAACTTTGATAATGCAGCAGTTGCTGACTTAGCTACGCCCGTGCCAAGTTTTCCTTCAGGGTCTACTGAATCGAATGATGATGTCCAATACTTATATGAAAATGTCACCGACATTTTATGAATACCGTTGGCGCCATAGCTGAGTGGCATAACATTGATTGATGTGGGGAAACAATCCACAAGATTTATATGAAATGCGATTGTTTCAGTATCACGAAATGCTTCGAGAATGGGATTTGACAATGGGCCTAACAATCTTGTTGCTTTAGATTTTACAGCATTTGTCACATTATCAATTTTTCTTTTCCCCATAGACATCAGCTTGTCAAGAACAACTCCTGTTCCAATGTTTCCTACCGTTCCTAATCCAGAATTTGCGATGATTCCCGATGCCGCAGCTTTTATTCCAAAGTCTGAAATTGTAGGGCTCAAATTGAGTAGTGCCTCACCCGGAATACCTGCAGGCACTAACGCATACAACCCAATACTCTTGACATATTCAGAATAAAACCCCACCTCATTCCCTTCCATTCTGCTATTAACGCATGTTATCATCCATTCTTCCATTGCTTGTCTTGCCGTCCAGCTAGTGTCAATAATAAATGACAATGTAATACTATTTCCCCCATAATCAACAGTGGACGCACGATATTCATCCATGCCGTTAATTCGTAAAGTTCTAACAGCTATATTCTTTCCAGGCAATGATGCCTCATCACACAACAACATTAAGTCACGGTCCAATATCTTATTATTTGTTAACTCAGAAATATGCACGAAAAATCTCTCTTGACGCGCCAATCCTTTTGTTTTAACAAGTGATATGAATTGTTCAAGTGTTGGTACACCAGGAATAGCAGCAGTCGTAAAAACAGGTAATGGTTGTGCCTGCCCTCTTAAACTTGGGCGTCCATCTGGTCGTGGGCCTGTCATTATATTTTGCTCCGTGACTCGTCCCAGACAGTATTACGAGTTTGTTTCTTGAAATTGTCCAAGGGTAACATGATACTTTTTCTCCAATCAGCAGGATTGATTTTCATCATACGAGATTTCACCTGTGAGTACAAATAATGTTTCACACAGGCATGTGCGCCGGGAAATCGTGAAACGTTATCCAACAACTTCCATGTTAACTGAAATCGTGTGGTTTCCGTCATCGTGTCATCTGTTATCAAGTTAAACATTCTCTCATATAATCTCATACGAAGCATCGGGGGAAGATAATGAAAATTCAACCCATAGAATCCCCCTGTCACTTTCCGAAATGGCACCACTAAGGGAACAACATCATAATATGGGAGGGTTTCTTCCATCTTGGGGTTATACATGAACAGATACATGTCACCAATTCGCACCGTGGTTACAAATACACCAATATCACTTCCCAGTGCCTTTTGGGGAGTGATGGTGGTCATCCCCATTTTGCGTATCATGTCCTGATACCACCGAAATGAACTTGTCGGTGTTTCAGTGCTTCGAATAGAATCAAATGGATTTATAATGGGCATATATATTGGTATGAGGTACTCTACCTAGTATTTATAGAGGATTACTTATACCTTCCTAAATCTCGTTCAGTTATTATCATGAATTCCCAGTTTTGTGTTGCCGCAAACTTGCGAGCAGCTTCCCATTTAGCGGTGTTGACCCCCCATTGTTTTACTTCTGAAATGAACCCCCGGGTTTTTCTTTTGGGGATTTCTGGAGGAAGCGTGTATTTGTAAGGCTTCACTTCTATGAGATATTTCTTAATTTTGTTCTCAGTTGTCTTGACTTCAATGAAAAAATCAACAAAATACCGATGAATATGTCCATCAAGAGGACTCACATAGGGAACAACAATTTCTTCACTCGCCCAATGTAAAATGGAGTTGTTTACATCACACCATTTCATGAACTGTGCTTCGTATGAACTTCGGTATATAATGTTCCCAGAATTGCCAATGTATTTTTGTGGGTTTTTAGGAACGAACCGTCCTTTGTAACTGTCTTTCGTGTAGGTCATATAAATATTGTATATGTCATTTCTCTTACGGATAAACTATTTATGCCTATTCCAGAACCAGAAAAAAATACAAGAGTGAATCGAGAGGGGTTGGAAGTACACCGGTATCCCACCGATGTTGGCAGCGATGAATATCCCAATTACATCATGTTTAATATCACCAAACGCACCGGGGATCTTGGAAATAGTGAAGTTGCGGGTGCCGCACAACAAGATAATGCAACAGCTGAACGTTCAAACCAGAATAGACCTGATAAAAGCCCAAAGCTGGGGCGGTTGCTGGGGGCAATGGCAACAGGTGTGGGCGCTGGGTTTGGAGTTAAAAAAATTATAGATGAAACTGGAGAATCTGTTAGAGGAGTAGTTGATAAACTGAACCCTGCTGGTAAAGGAGTAG